TCCTTGTAGACACTTATACAGACTCCGATGAACCTTCCACAGGACACACCATTTTGACCTATGATATTGAGGTTGAGATGATTAGTGGCTTACCTGATACACAGTTAGCAGAGAATGCTATAACATCCATTGCACTTCACGATTCAACTACAAATGATTATTGGGTGTTAGTTGTAGATAAGGACAAAAAGGTTAAGAATATGGAGACCGAACAGGCAACGGTATTACGATTTGATACCGAGGAAGACCTGTTACTTCAATACCTTAACTTGTATGAGGGAATTAATCCTTCGATTGTCACAGGTTGGAACATTGACTACTTTGATACTCCTTACTTATATAATAGATTAAAACGATTATTCGGAAAGAAGCAGGCAAATAGGCTTTCTCCTATTGGAGAATGTTTTTGGTCTCCGTATCGTTCACGATTCTTTATGGCGGGTGTATCATATCTTGATTACATTACACTTTACAGAAACTACAACTATACTGAACTTGCCAACTACCGATTGGACACGGTTGGTAGAAAAGAAATTGATATGGGTAAGGTTGAGTATGATGGAAACCTTGATGACTTATTCAGGGAAGACCTTCACAAGTTCGTAGAGTATAACTTGGTTGATGTTGAGATTGTAGTAAAACTTGACAGAAAACTTCAGTTCATTGATTTGTGTAGGGGTATTTGTCACGTTGGTCACGTACCATATGAAGACTTTGTGTATTCATCTAAGTATTTGGAAGGAGCACTTTTAACATATCTTAAACGAAGAGACTTGGTAGCACCTAACAAACCCGCTGACCGAGAAGAGAAGATGAAAGAAATTCGAGAGAGTGGTGATAGTAAGTTCTTGGGAGCGTATGTAAAACCACCTATCGTTGGTAAGTACGAATGGATATATGACCTTGATTTGACTTCACTATATCCGTCAATTATTATGACTCTTAATATCAGTCCTGAAACTAAGATTGATATCATTAAAGATTGGGACGCACAGAAATTCTTGACAGGAAAACAGGACACCTTCCACATTGGAGATAATGAAATTACGAGGGAGAAACTAAAAGAAGTTCTTGATGAGCGTGGATTCTCCGTATCTTCTAATGGTGTAATGTATCGTACAGATGCAGTGGGATGTATTCCAGGGATTCTTGACTTATGGTTCACGAAACGAGTTGAATACAAAGACGAGATGAAGAAGTGGGGTAAGGCAGGAGATGACGATAAATACGCCTTTTTCCACAAGAGACAGTTGGTACAAAAGATTCTTCTTAACTCATTGTACGGTGTACTTGGATTACCTGCATTCCGTTTCTACGATGTAGATAATGCTGTTGCGGTAACGAGTACAGGGCAAACAGTGATTAAGTCTACAGCGGATATGGGGAACATTAAGTACAACAAAGAACTTAACACACCTGACGAAGACTCTAACATTTACATTGACACTGACTCCGTATTCTTTTCAGCCGTTCCATTGATGGACAAACGATATGAGAATTGGAGAGATGAAGACCAACAAACTATAGCAGGTTATGTGAATGATATAGCAACGGAAATGCAAGAGTATTTAAATGAATACTATGATATGTTATCCGAGAAGATACTTCACGTACCAAAAGATAAACACAGATTAGAGATTAAGAAAGAGTATGTTGCGAAAGCAGGACTGTGGGTAGCGAAGAAAAGATACGCACAGTGGATTATATCTGACAACGGTGTGGCAGTAGACAAACTTGATGTGAAAGGATTGGACGTAAAGAGAAGTTCATTTCCTAAAGCATTTGGTAAACATATGTCAGAGGTTCTTATTAGTATCCTACGTGGTGAAACAGAGCAGGAACTGACAGATAAGATTATGGATTTCAAACACCATATCACAGAACTTCCATATGAAGATATTGGAAGGAATACTCCTGTTAAGAACCTACAAAAATACCTACCAAAAGACAGACAACCATTTCAGTTCATAAAAGGTACAACGGCACACGCTAAAGCTATTATTGGATACAATGATTGTTTAGAGCATTTCGATGCACCTTACAAGTATGAACCTATGAAAAATGGTGACAAAGTTAAGTGGGTATATCTAAAAGACAATCCGTTAGGATTAGAAGGATTAGCATTTACGGGATGGAATGACCCACCTGAAATACTTAACTTTATTGAGAAGTATATAGACCACGATAAAATCTTTGAAAGAGAACTAAGAAGTAAACTTCAAGATTTCTATGACGCAATTGGGTGGGGAGAATGTGTATCGGAGCAAAGAGCCGCTGAACAGTTCTTCTCATTTTAAACTTGACATTAGTCAAATAATTTCTTATATTTAGACCTAAATACATAAAAAACAATAACTTATACACAATATGGAAAAGAGTAATATAAACAGATTTGTACAGAAGTACAACTTATCAGGACTTGTAGAGTCCGTGAAATGGGCAACCAAAGACAATGTACTTACAACATCATTCATTTCAGACGATAAGTCTGTACTTGGTGAAGTGAAGTATACGGACTTTAACTTTGATGACAGTGAGTTTGGTATTTATGATACATCAAAACTTCTGAAGATGATGGGAGTACTTGGTGACGATATCGAATTTAATATTTCAGATGTTGGTGGAAAACCTGTATCATTGAAACTAAAGGACAGTTTGACTTCTGTAAACTATATGTTAGCAGACCTGTCAGTTATTCCAAATGTACCTGACCTGAAAGAACTACCTGACTTTGATGTAGAAATCAAGTTGGACAAGAAATTCATTAACCGATTCATCGGTGCTAAAGGAGCACTTTCGGACGAGAATAACTTTACCTTTATATTTGAGAAGGGTCAAGGTAGAATCATTATTGGTTATGCAAATATTAACAGTAACCGAATTTCTATTGACGTAGATTGTGAAACTGATTCTAAGAGTATAGACGCTATTTCATTCTCTGCAACTTACCTGAAAGAGATTTTGGTAGCTAATAAAGAAGCAACTGACGCTACTCTTAAGATTTCTACACAAGGACTGTCACACATTTCTTTCTCTGTAGACGAATATGAAGCATCATACTACTTGGTTGAAACGAAGTCCTAATGAAAGAATACTTTTACGAGAGAAGTAAATTTGACGAATTCGAGTCCAATAGACTTTATCACGAAGTTCTATCATTGAACGATGAAGAGTTTGAAGATTGGGCAAGATTACTTCGTAAGGAAGTTACAGAACAATGGGACGGGGAAGGTATACCACCTGTAATAGGGAGAGACTACGATGAAATTATCGAGTCTTTTGGTAAACTCCGTTCCAATGAGTGTGATTTTTGGCACGAAGATATATCAGACGATGAAGAGAGTTTAGGTATAATTAAAAACTTCAACAAAGACGCTTCTCCTGTAAATCAGTTCTTCCCAACGATGTTAAAGACTCGTATTTCTGAGGGAGTATCTTCCGATGGGGCACGTTCTATTTATGACTACTTTGCACTTCCTGAATTAGAGGAAGACTTTGTGAAGGTAATGAAACGAGCAGTACGAAGAGATTCAATGTATGCTTGGAGTCGTTCCTTAACACCTACGAAGGACGAGAATCCCTTTTGGAATGGTCAGACACCTTATCAGTTTGTTAAGGATGTACACGATGGAAGGATATTCACAGGAAAGTGGAAAAACTATGATATAGTACTATCAAAGACAACAAAGAGTGCTATTAAAAAGTACGGAAAACTAAATGATGAAGGAACTGCTTATGGCAATCTATTCTTTCTGACACCCGAACAGGTACGTCAGCTGAGAGACAATGGATATCTAAACAGTACTCAACTTATTAACGTTGGAAACGTTCCATCTACAAAAGAACTGAAGAATGGGAGTTTAAAGAAGTATCTATATAACATTAGGTGGTATGATAAAGACGAGGGACTATTTCCTAAGTTACTTCAATCATTTAGATTGGGATTAGGACAACCTGCTGTGAACTTCCCTGCTCTGACAGCAAAGTGGATATACGAAAACTATACAGACCATATTGAACAGGATGAACCATTACATATTTATGATTCATCTTCAGGTTGGGGTGGTAGAATCCTTGGAGCAATGTCATCAAGAAAAGACATACACTATATAGGTACAGACCCGAATCCTGACACATACATTCCTGAATTAGGGATGTCGAGATATGAGTATGTAGCAAAGTTCTTTAACGAGAATTGTGTAGACAATCATTCGGACACACTTAAAAGTTTCTTTGAAGTAGAGAGTCAGGCAAATACATATGAGTTATTTCAGGATGGGTCAGAGAAGATATCAGAGAATCCTGACTTTCAAAAGTATAAAGGTAAGTTAGACTTATCATTTACTTCACCACCTTACTTCAATAGGGAACAGTATTCACAAGACGAAAATCAATCATTCAAAGCGTATGGAGAATACGATGATTGGAGAGACAATTTCTTAAGACCAACGTTAACAACAATTTATGAGTATCTTAAGAATGACCGCTATATACTTTGGAATATAGCAGATATTAAAGTTGGTAAGTCTTTATACTATCCATTGGAAGGAGATAGTATACAAATTCTTGAAGAACTTGGATGTACTTACGAAGGTAAACTAAAAATGTTAATGACAAGAATGGTAGGAGCAGATGCTAACAAAAGAGATTCAGTGAGTTACAGTATTAAGAACACTGCACCGTTGAATAATAAGTTGTATAAGTACGAACCTATTCTTGTATTCCACAAACCATAAAAAAAATTATAAATGTCATTTTTTGCACAAACAGATAACGAAGAAGAATTAGACAACTCATTATGGGTTGAGAGATATAGACCACGTAAACTCGATGAATACGTTGGTAATGACCACTTAAAGACTAAGGTGGAACTTTACTTAGAGAGTGGTGACATACCACATCTTTTATTCTATGGTAAGGCAGGTACAGGTAAAACTACACTTGCCAAGTTGATTGTTAATTCAATGGACTGTGACCATATTATAATAAACGCATCGGATGAAACAGGAGTTGATACAATTAGGGATAAGGTAAAGACCTTTGCATCTACGGTAGGATTCAAAAGTATGAAAGTAATTATACTTGACGAGTTTGATTATATGACACCAAATGCACAGGCAATGTTACGTAACCTAATGGAAACGTTCTCTAAACACACACGGTTTATCCTAACTTGTAATTATCCTGAAAAGATAATTGAAGCGATTCAGTCACGATGTCAGACATTTCAAATTGTACCACCAACTAAGAAGGGTGTAGCTCTTCAGGTAAGTAAGATTTTGGATAATGAGGAAATTAAATACGAACCGAAAGACTTGGTTCCTGTAATTGACGCTTCATATCCTGACATTCGTAAGATTATCAATACCTGTCAGTTAAACTCTATAAAAGGAGAACTAAGGGTAGATGTACAGAACATCATTGAGAATGATTACAAACAAAAGGTATTGAAGATTCTAACAGATAAAAAGTTGGACAATAGAAATAAGTACGTAGAGATACGTAAAGTTATAACAGGGAGTAAAGCATCAGACTTTACAGACTTATACTCTTTACTTTATGAAAAGGTAGGTGAATACGCAGAAGGTAATACTTCAGGTGTTATCCTTGCATTAGCAGAAGGACAATACAGAGCATCTATGTCAGTAGATAAAGAAATCCCAACAATGGCATCAATAATTCAAATTTTAAATTTAATATAAGATATGAGATTAGTAGGAGACGATAACAACAAAGGAAACAAGTCACCACAACAACCACCACAGGGTCAGGGTCAAGGACAAAAGATTGACTTGAAGACATCAAGACCAATTGAATGTCAGGAGTGTGGATATGATATTTTTGTACAAGGTGTAAAGGCACGTAAGATATCAAAGATTGCGGCAAACACACCACAAGACGTAGTGATTCCATTCGATGTAATGTTGTGTGGAAACTGTGGGGAGATTATAGAAGAATTACTACCCGAACAAGTTAAAGTACTTGAAAAGATGGACGAAGAAAGAAATGACAAAAAAGAAAAATAAACAAGTAAATTTATTTTCACATCTTAAGCAGATAAAAGAAGTTCAGAATCCTGACTATTGGGATACACTTTCTGACACTGAAAAGAAAACTTGGTCAACCTTTATGATTAACAGATATCTATCAATGAATATAGATTGGATAGATACTATTGCAGAGGTACAGCCTTATATTCAACAACTTCCACCAGAGACCGTATATAGGTTCTACAGTGACTTAATACCAAAGGGTAAGACCTACCTAAAGTATGTTAAAGGAAAGAAGTCTAACAACAATTATGAAGATTGGTTGGTTGACTTGATTTGTTTAGAATATCAGTGTTCATCGAGAGAAGCAGAGGATTACTTGGAGATTCTGTATTCTACAAAAGACGGTAAGAAAAAGATAAAATCCATTTGTGAAAAGTGGGGAACCGAGAAGAAAAAAATCACAAAGTTAAAACTTAAAGTTTAATGGCAAAAGTAAGTTATTCACAATATTCACAATGGTCTACCTGTCCACAACAATATAAGTTAGGATATGTAGACGGGCTCCGAGAGTTTTCAGCAAACATACATACTGTCTTTGGTACGGCAATGCACGAAACTATACAGCACTTCTTAAAAATTATGTATAGTGTGTCAAAGAAAGAAGCAATGGAAATTGATATGGATGCTCTCCTACTCAAACATCTAAGAGAAGAGTTCACTAAAGAAAGTGACAAACTCGAAGAAGGTAAGTTTGTATCTACGAAATTAGAGTTGGAAGAGTTCTACGGTGACGGAAGACGAATTATCAATTGGTTGAAAAAGAAACTCAACAAGTTCTATAAGAAAACGGGATACGAGTTAGTAGCGATTGAACTTCCACTTAACGCTAAGATTAAAGAAGGGGTTCACTTCATTGGATACGTTGATATTATCCTGAAGGATTTGGCAACAAACGAGATTATCATCATTGACCTGAAGACATCAACTCGTGGATGGAACAAATATCAAAAGTCTGACAAGACTAAGAATAATCAACTTCTTATA